ACTACCCGTGTCATCAAAAGATATAAGGGAAAGATCACTGACAGCGTACAAAAGATCTTCAAAGAAGTTCTAGATGTTGATTCAAGTAGAGTGAATATTCCTCATCCTGCGATGAATGAATATACTTTTACAGGCAATTTTCAAGTACCACTGAAGCAAATCAGTAGGTTGGCAGCAAAATGTATGGGAGAATCTGATGGTGGCAATTCTGCTGAAAAAGGTAGTTGTGGATATATTTTGTCAGAAGGTGAGCGTAAGGGATATCAGTTTTTCTCGGTTGACAAACAGATCAAAGAGAAAGAGGAGTTTACATATACTCAACAATCTTACAAAAGTGCATCAGAATTGAATAACTTTTCAGTTGTCAGTCAACCTGTAGTTGCTACAAGTCATGATATCGTCAAAAAACTGATGGTAGGACAATACAAATCGGCAAACTGGTATTATAATATTGTTGATCACACCCCACACTTCGTAGAATATAGTTACAAGAACAGTAAACTGCCTTCTGCAAATGAAGATCAGTATGTTCCAAATGGCATTGATGACAAGTATTCAAGAATCTTTCTAAATGTTCTTGATCTGGGTGCGATGACAGAGAAAAAAGCAGAATTGAGAAGTTCTGCAGAGAGTGTTGCCTGGCGTCAGGCACATGCAACTGCAAGACTACAGTCACTCTTCTCTCAAACTCTCGAAGTTACTATTCCTATGAATCTTAGTTTGAGAGTTGGATCGATTTTGAAATTCGAGTTTCCTCGACTAAATAAAAAATCGAAGGGTGTAAACCCTCAATCTGGTAATTACATGGTCGCTAAAATTGCTCATGTATTTGGTGACCCTCAAGGTGACTATACTGGGCTTTCATTAGTTAGAGATTCATTTGCATTCTATTCCGAATGACTAACGCTTTCATTGACAAAGACGGCAAAGAGCACGTCAATCACGGTATGCTTGAATATACCGAAGAAGACCTCAAAATGCATGGTTTTATGGACAAGCATGAGGGGGAAAAGGATGATGGTTGGAAACAACGTCACTCAGATAAAGTTCTTGAAAACTATTGTGACAACCACCCAGATGCCCTTGAATGCCGTGTGTATGACGAATAATGTTTGACGATAGAGGTATTGAATCCAAATTTATTGGGCGTGATGGGTTTCACTGGTTCATTGGACAGGTGCCCATTGATGACGCCTGGCGAGAATTTCCTGGTGATAAACAATCTCGTCAGCAGGGATATCGGTGTAAGGTAAGAGTCTTAGGTAAGCATCCTAGTACAGATGATATAAAGGATGAGGAATTGCCATGGGCACATATTCTGTGCCCTGCCAATCAGGGTGTAGGTGTCAACTATGCTGGCGTTAGTAATTTCGTTCAAGGTGGAGAAACTGTTATTGGTTTCTATGCCGATGGTGAAGATGCTCAGCAACCAATCATCCTTGGTGCCCTATACCAGCATTCTTTGCTCAAGGATGCAACAAAGTGGGATGATGTTCTAGCGAAGGGAACATCTGGGTTCAAACCAATTACTGTTGATCCTGTCTTAGAGACTGGTGGTTCAGAGACTTCTCTGGGTGCCAACGTGCGCCCTACAAGGAAAAACAGACCTTCAGATGTTGGTAGTATTCCTAATAATAATGCAGATATTCAAAATAAGAACGGCGCCGATGTAGAGACTGCTTCTCGCTACATTATGGACAAACCCGTTGAGGTTAGGAAAGCAGTAAAATGTGATGTTCCTAAGTCTGCTATGGGTGACGTTGCAAAGACTATGCAGTCTTTCATTGATGTTATCAAAGGACTAGAAGAAACCAAAGCAGGATATGTTGACCCTATATTGAATAGAGTTGTCAATATTGATAATATTATTGGGCAGGTCTCTGACAGGATCTCTGGTAATATGAGTAACTTGATTCGCATATCACGTTCGGAACTATTCAAAGAGATTGATGAGGGAGTTGGTGAAGTTCTTACATTCTTGTCTCCTGATAATCTAATCAAGAAGTTAGAACTGAAAAAGCAGAAAGATATTGCTTATTGTTTGATGGAGAATGTGATCAACGGTCTCCGTGATGTGATTGGTGGATTCCTAAAAGGAATGCTTGGCAAGATCATCAACTTCCCACTTTGTGCAGCGGAACAGTTTCTGGGTGGTTTGATTTCTAAGATCACTGACTCAATTCAGGGAGCATTAGGACCGGTTCTGAGTGCTATTGGAAGTTTGGCAGGTATTGCAAACACCAACTTCAATAGCATCATGAACAAAGCAACAGGTGCTCTGCAGGCAGGTCTGAAGTTGCTGGAATGTGAAGGTTCTTCATGTGATCCACAACCTTTTGATTGGGCGGCAAACGTTGGACCAGATCCTAAAAAAGTTTTGGATATCAAACGTGCTTTAGATGTTAGTGGTTTGCTCAAAGGTATTGATAATGGTATAGAAGGTTTCCTTGAGGATACTTTCCCATTCATCAAGGATGCAAAAGAACGTGCAACTAGTCTCACTGGATCTCAAGCACAACTTGCTGGTGTTACTAGAACTATTCAAGGCACATTAGAAACAGTTGGTAGTGCTAATAAAGTTTTAGGTGGTGTAACTGCTTCATTAGCAGGTGGTTGTAATACCAGTGCATTTGAATGTGGACCACCAAGTATTGAGATCTTTGGTGGTGGTGGAATTGGTGCTGTTGCTAAGGCAGTGGTCAACTCTGTCGGTGAAGTTGTTGGCGCAAAGATGGATGATTTGGGATTAGGATTTGATGACGTACCATACGTTTCTATTGTTGACCGTTGTAATAATGGCAGGGGCGCTACTGGAACTGCCGTTGTCAAAGAAGGTAAAGTTACCAATATTATTATCACTAACCCTGGTTCTGGGTATCTCGGGGGTGGAAGTGTTACGGTCGATACTCTCACGCCTATCGGAGTTGATAATGATGGTGAAGTAATTCAAGAGGTTGTGCAAGATGAGGTGACTAGACCTGGTGGTGTTAGTAGCAGTGGAACTGCTGATGGTGATCGAGTTATCGGTCAAGTTGATGGTATTCAAATTATCAACACTGGATTTGATTATGAGGAGGGAGACACTATCGTTACTTCAAATGGTGGCGTCTTGACTCCAATCATCGAGAATGGTAGAATCTTAGGAGCGAGTGGCATTGTTGACATTGGACTAGACAAGATTCCTACTTTGAGGATCAAGTCTAAGACTGGTTACGGTGCATTTATTAGACCCATTACAACATTCACTGAAATCAAACAATACGAGAAACCTGTTCTTCCTGATGCTCAGGTTATCACAGTTATTGACTGCCCGAAAGGATACTAATGTCAAAGTCACCCCCATATATTGTCAACCACCCTGAAGATGGTTCCTTTCGTATTGGTAAGGAGGAAGATGGTAAAGCAGTAAGGAAGGCACAAATTTGTGCTGCTGCCGGATCTGCTGCATCTTTGCGAATCTTTGAAGATGGTGGGTGGGAACTCCGTGCCACTGAAAATGACCAAGGTTCTAACATCATTCAGGCTGGTGCTGGTCCTATCAATATCAAGTCTGATGGTGACATAAACATCGACTGTAAGGGAACTTTCTCGGTGATGGCGAAAGACATCATCATGAAAGCAACTGATGCAAAAACCGGCGACATCTTTTTACATGCCGAACATGATGTTCATTGTCAGGCAAAAAACTTTGCTAAATTCATAGGTCACAACACTACAGTGACCGCAAGTGATAAGTTGATCACCAATTCCAAAGGTTTCAACTTTATCATCGGGGACATGGTTCGTATTCATGAACCACAATCAAAAATCATTCCGCCTCCACTAGGCGATTACATCAACTCACTGGTAGAATAATGGCAGGCATCAGAGACATTGAGACTGGTAAAGTCTACATTGGTAGAGAAGATCCAGCAAAACTTGATACTGCTGCTCAAACCGTAAATGGTGATGCACCTTTCAATGGCACACTTGTTGCCACTGGACCTGTTATTGCAGGAAAGCACTCAGGTTATGCTAAAGCAACAGTAAACATCGGCACAGATATTGATGAATTCAAGTCTGGTGTCAAAGGCAGGGCACTGCAGATTGATGGTGATGTTGAGGTTATTGGGGAAGAGGCAGTAAATGCTGTTTATATTGATGGTGATGTGTATGTCACTGGCAAAGTTGACTGTCTGAACAAGGGCAGACTTGCTAGTAGATTTGCCACAGCAGATGCTCTGGGTAAGTCATTTGACATCCAGCATCCTACAAAGGAAGGACATCGACTGCGCTATGCATGTATTGAGGGACCGGAAGTCGCTGTGTATCACCGTGGCAGACTGACTGGCACCAATGAGATCACTCTGCCTGAATACTGGGTAAACCTGGTATATGAGGACAGTATCACTGTGTCTCTCACTTCTATTGGAGCACAACAGGACATCATTGTCAAGGAGTTTGACAACACCAAGATTGTGCTGCAACATGTTGGTGGAAACGTTTCAGGTGCTGACATCGATTGTTTCTACCATGTGTATGGTGAAAGAAAGGATATCAACCCCCTGATTATTGATTATGAAGGCAAAACTTGGGAGGATTATCCTGATCCCAACGTATTCATGGCACCAGATGATGAGGAACGTAACATTTTAGACGAGCGTTACAGAGGTCCACGTAACACTATTACCAAGTAATTGTGCTATAATAACTGTACATGAATGTGATTATGGAAAACACAGTAGTTAGCGAATTTCGCGGCAGAGTTCGAGTTGATGGCATCATTGACCTCCCTGAAGAGTGGAATGGTAAGTCTGATCCAGACAAATTGATTGTGCAACTGACACCTAATACCTGCTATCAGGAACTGTTTGTGGAGTCCATGCCCTATGGTCGTACTGTAAAGGTCCGGAACCAAAGTGGCGGGATGATCGACGCTTTCTTTACTGTCACAGCGATCTTGACAGTGGACGACTGAGGCGCTATACTTTGTGGGTACCCAACTGAGACACCCATGTTTGATAACGAGCACGTTACCAAGATCAAGGTCAATGTTCCTGCTCGGATCTTCACGATCTATGGTTCTGACGGTGGATCTCAGCAACTAGACTGCCCTGACATGGAACAGTTTATGAGCGTTTGGTCTATTGCACAACTGGCAACTGATATTGATGGAGAAATTGAGATGGTCAGCGTGATCTGACCTGTCAGTCCAGACACCATAAATAATCTGAAGGAATGGTGTCTGGACTCATAGGTAATGCCTCTTAGTAGACTTGAAAATTTCCTGAAGAACATTCAGGGCAATGTCATCTACGTCAATCCAGAAGAACTGGATGCTACAGATGACATTAGTAATACGGGTAATTCAAGAACCCGTCCATTCAAGACGATTCAACGGGCTCTGATTGAGTCTGCTAGATTCTCGTATCAACTCGGTAAAGATAACGATAAGTTTGATAAAACTACAATTGTAGTCTCCCCTGGCGTTCATTATATT